GCATTGGCTTTGTCTGTCGCTATCCTGACACGCTTTACGTCAGCCATATGCTCCTCAATCTGATTGATCTCATCCATTGTTAAATCAGTTGGGATGAATACAGTCTGATCGATGCCATCAACTTTCTTAGTTACCTCTTTGCCGTAAACCATCTTGGCTATTTTCTCAGCTAGAGTTACTTCTTTTTTGCCTGATACCATAGCTACAATCTTAGTTTGTGTATCAAGACCATTATCAGAAAGTATTGACCTGACAAACTCAGGTGTTGCCTGAGTAGGTACATCAAAGAACTCGCAGAACTTAATGCTATTCTCTTTGAGAATTTTTGCATTGCTCTTGCTCATACCGCAATGATTTACGAGGTCATCATACATTGCCTGAGTGACTGCCTTTGCCACGTTACCGCTCTTGGTTCTTGGGAACTGAGCAGAATGTACGATGAAAGGTACATACTGATCTTGTACCTTGCTCTCATGAATAGATGCGGTATTCTCTTTGTTGGCATCCTTGAGACCTGAGATTTTTTTCTCAGCAGATGCGATGGCTTTGATGTTGTCGTTTGATAGTCCGAAATCTTGAATGTTTTGCATTGATTTACTCCAATGTTAAGGTTGATAATTCTAGGACAAAGAGCAGATAACTGCTCAATGTTTCGACCTTTAAGGTCTCATCAGCTAGACTGTTTCATCAACTGGAAAGGTGTCTATTTCATTCATATACATACCACCGCTTATCCAGTCATTTATCTCATACTCATCATAACTTTTAAGTATGGCTCTCATGGCTTGCTCTAATGGTCTGCAAACTGTAGAACAAAGCTCAGGAGATAAAGACATCCAAAAATCTTTACCATCAGGCTCAGCGTCAGATAAGTTTGCTAACTGATAGGCATCAACCAACTTGCCTAATAAAATTTTCTCATGATATGTGACTAAAAACATGTTTGAACTCCCAAATAAATTAACTGTTTCATACTTTCGTAATCGTCAGACCAAGCACACACTTGATTACAGTCTGGGACAAGGGAGCAACCTAATTGCTCCCACTATCGTTTTTCGATAAGCCGTACAGATTTTTAATATGTCTCAAAAATTCCTAGCAATCGTTACAAAGCTAAGTCCTCAAACCTTGGCTTATCTGTTTCCATGGGGATGCTCTAGTTCCTCCAAGACCTCGCCCTTTCACGAGAATGGGATTTTTGCCAAATGATAGGGGCTGTCTCAATAACTAATATAATCGATTGTAAGATAAATACAAGCCCAAATATGTAAATATTTGTAAATATATGCCCAAATGTTCTGTATCCCTTATCCACACTCAAAAACTTTTTTTACTAACTTCTATAAAAGTTAAAATTAACTTTCAGTAATGGTTTTACTTTAAAAAAAATAACTTTTAATCGGATTGTTTTGTTTAATGCCCTGTAACGTAGAGCTGAAGCTAAAAACGCTGAAACAAACTTTTTTGATATATGGTAGCCTAAAACACCTTTTGTTGCTGTATGGGCTTATATGGGCTATTAAAGATAGTTTCACGAAATGAGAAAACATTTACAGCATGTTTATGAAGTGCTAATTTCTGATCATTGATTTTATTGTTAATAGGTAGGTAAATTATGAGTAATAAAAAAGACGACAAAAAACCAAAATTAAAATTAGTTGGTGGCACACAAAAACCATTTAAAGAAACAAGACAGAAAGAACAGCCAATTACTGCTAAACAGTCAGAGTTCGCAAGGCTTGTAGCTGAAGAGGGAAAGACCGCAAGCGATGCTTATAGAGCTGTTTATAATGTTAGTCCTAGCACCTTAGATAAGACTATTTGGAGTATGGCATCAGCTTTAATGGCTAACCATAAGGTTTCCAAGAGGATTAAGGAAATTCAAAGGCGTATGGATGAAGATAGGTTGACGAGGGCGGTCAGGCGTGAAGAGTATGTTTTGAAAAGACTAACTGAAGAAGCTGACAATGCAGACAATGCATCAAGTAGAATAAGGGCTTTAGAACTGTTAGGCAAAACTATATCAATGTTTAGTGATAAAGTGGAAATGGAAACAAAACAAACTGACAGAACATCTGAAGAGATAGAACAAGAACTAAAAGATAAATTGTCTAAGCTTTTAGGTAGCTAAAAGTTGGCTATTTACACCTCCCCTAAAAGTTAAAATTAACTTTTGTTAGACCCACCTACCCCGTACCACCCCTAATGCGGTGACCCCAGCCCGTAGCCCCGTAGTTTATGTTGCTCATTAAAATACTAAATTCTGTCAAGAGGGGGTACCCTAACTTTTTTTTGCTAATTTAACTACCCCACGTGCCCATGTATGTAAATATATGTAAAAAAACTAAAAAAAATTCATTTAGGGGGTTCCCTACTAGTTTATACTAGTATATATACTTCTTTATACTAGTATAACTTACTAGTTATAACTAGTATTATATAACTAGTTGGGAATTTTTTTTGAAAAATAATATTATAAATCTCAATGATTTCAGAAAATATAATATTTTATCATCAGACGAAGAAGAAATTTGTTCTGAATTAGAAGAGCCTGTAGTAATTGGTTGGGTGACTGATGAATATGGGGAAAAATCAATTCATGTTTTATCTGCCGTTGACAAAGAAGAGTGTTTGTGGATGATTGATCTTGCTCAAAAGGTTGTTGAGGGTGATTCAGTCGATGATGTAAAAGAAAATGAATGATTTATCTAGAATTTTAAAAAACGCATCAAAGAAACTTGATAAGTTTCCCATAGAAAAACAAAAAGAAATACTTGCTCTTGTAGAAGAGCTTAATGAGATTCAGGAAAAAGAGAAAGCAAGAAAAGAATTTTTGCCTTTTGTTAAAATGATGTGGCCTTCTTTTATTCATGGGAGGCACCATGAAATTATGGCGGAGGCATTCGAGAGAGTGGCCCGGGGCGAATTAAAAAGATTGATTATTAACATGCCACCCCGTCATACCAAGTCGGAATTTGCAAGTTATTTGTTTCCTGCATGGTTTTTGGGCATGTATCCTGAAAAGAAAGTTATTCAGACGGCACATACAGCGGAGCTGTCAGTTGGATTTGGTCGTAAAGTTCGTAACTTAATCCAAAATGAGGACTTCCAAAACGTTTTTCCCGGCATAGAACTGTCCACAGACAGTAAAGCAGCGGGAAGATGGAACACAAATAAGCGTGGAGATTACTTTGCTATAGGTGTTGGCGGTGCAGTGACGGGTAAGGGTGCTGATATTTTGATAATTGACGACCCCCACTCCGAACAAGAGGCCACAATGGGTGAATATAACCCAGAAGTTTATAACAAAGTGTACGAATGGTACACATCCGGCCCTCGACAGAGGCTCCAGCCGGGTGGTGCCATCATACTTGTGATGACAAGATGGTCAAAAAGAGACCTCACAGGGCAGATTGTTAACAAATCTGTTGAAAGAGAAGGCTCAAATGAGTGGGAAGTGATACAATTACCTGCAATTATGCCTTCAGGTAAGCCGTTATGGCCAGAATTTTGGAGTTCTAGCGAATTAGATGCCCTAAAAGCAGAATTACCGGTCTCAAAATGGAACGCACAGTACCAACAGGACCCTACATCGGAAGAAGGGGCATTAATCAAGCGTGAATGGTGGCAGGAGTGGGATAAAAAAGATTTGCCACCATGTGATGCCATAATTCAATCATGGGACACAGCCTTCTTAAAAACGCAAAGAGCGGACTATAGTGCATGCACAACATGGGGAGTGTTTTATCACCCTGATGATGAGGGTAATGAAAGACCTAACTTAATTTTAATTGATGCATACAAAGAAAAGCTAGAGTTCCCTGAGTTAAAACGTGCCGCATATGATAAATATTGGGAATTTGAGCCAGATCAAATGATTGTAGAAGCAAAAGCAGCAGGCTCTCCATTGATTTTTGAACTTAGAGCTATGGGAATTCCTGTCACAGAGTTTACACCGAGCCGTGGACAGGATAAGATAGCTAGGGTAAACAGTGTAACTGATTTGTTTGCCAGTGGTGTAGTTTGGTGCCCACCAACAAGATGGGCAGAGGAAGTTATTGAGGAATGTGCAGCCTTTCCAGCAGGTGATCACGATGATTTGGTTGACTCTACTACACAAGCACTGCTAAGATTCAGGCAGGGCGGGTGGATCAGAACAACAATGGATGACTGGGATGACGAACCCAAGTACAGAAGACCAGTTGAATATTATTAAGGATTGAAATATGGCTATTGAAAAACCTATGACCCCAATGATCAGAGATGAAGACGACATAGAGCCAACTGAAGTTAAAGTGGAGGTTGTTAATCCTGACGCTGTTTCTGTTGAGACAGAGGATGGTGGAATGATTATTGATTTTACCGGTGAGCAGGTAGAGGAAATAATGGGTGGTGAGTTTGACAGAAACTTAGCAGAAGAAATAGATGAAGACGAATTGCATCACATGGCTAGTGAATTGATAAGTAGTTTTAATGCAGACCGTCAATCAAGAAGTGAATGGGCAAAAAGTTATGTTAAGGGACTAGATCTTCTTGGTATGAAGATTGAAGAAAGGCAG